ATATCACCGGAGCCAATATCAATGGTAATGGCTCAGGCCTAAGTGCATTGACTTTTGGTAACATCACAACTTTTAACACAGCCGGGTTAACCACAGATGAATTGTATCTGCAGGCCACAACACGACTAAATGTCACTGCCAGCGGCTCATCAGGGTATATTTTTGACCAATATGGTGCAGCCACACTAAATCCTGTGCTGTATATCTCCAGTGGTCAGACTCTGGCATTCAACCTGAATGTCACAGGACACCCATTTCTGATTCAGACCAGTGGTGGTTCAAACTACAGCACCGGCCTGTCACATGTGGCTACCACGGGCATAGTGTTGACAGACAGTGCAGCCCAGGGTCAAGTGGCAGGAACATTGTACTGGAAAGTTCCTTATGGCATAACAGGCAATTACAAATATCAATGCAGTATTCATGGGGGCATGAATGCTAATATTGTTGTGACTGATGCAAATATTGCAAATGTATCAGTTGGTATTGCAACTACTGCTGGTACAGTGACCACTGCTGCACAACCCAACATCACCAGCGTTGGCACGTTGACATCAGTAAGTGTCACAGGCAACATTAATGGTGGAAATGTCAACAGCACATTCTTTGGTTCTGGAGCAGGTCTTAGCTCATTGACTGGTGCCAATGTAACTGGCACAGTGGCCAACGCCACATTTGCCACTTCAGCTGGATCAGCAACTACTGCTGCGACAGTGACAACAAATGCACAACCCAACATCACCAGCGTTGGCACGTTGACATCAGTAAGTGTAAGCGGAAATGTCACCGGTGGCAACATCAACGGCAATGGCTCAGGTCTTAGCGCACTAACTGGCGCCAATGTCACAGGCACAGTGGCCAATGCCACATTTGCTACATCGGCTGGTAGTGCAACCACTGCTGCCACAGTGACAACAAATGCACAACCCAATATTACCTCAGTTGGTACATTGACCAGCGTTACAGTAACAGGAAATGTTACTGGTGGCAATATTCTTACTGCTGCTTTGGTACAAGGTGCATTGGTTTCGGCCACTGGTAATATCATTGGTGGTAACGTAATCAGTCAAGGTATAGTGCAAGGTACCAGTTTAAGTGCAAGTGGAAATGTCACAGGTGGCAACTTGACCACAGGCGGCGAGATCACTGCCAGTGGAACCATCACAGGTGGCAATGTTAGCACTGCTGGTTTGATAACTGCTACTGGCAACATCTCAGGCGGCAACTTGTTGACTGGTGGCTCAATCACTGCCACTGGCGGCGTGCAAACTGCCAATGTCAATTCTGGTGGTTTTGTAACTGCCACAGGTAACGTAACTGGTGGAAACATAATCACAGGTGGCTTGATTACTGCTACTGGCAATGTTACTGGTGGAAATGTTATCACAGGTGGATTGATAGTTGCAACAGGCAATATTGCCGGCGCCAACGTATTTGCAACAGGAGATGTCAGTGCAACTGGCAACCTAAACGCAACTGGCAATGTCAATGCTACTAACTTTGTTGGCACCTTGGTTGGCAACATTGCACTGACAGGCAGCAACAGTCAGGTGTTGTTCAATCTCAACGGAGTTATTGGCAGCGATTCAGGTATTGTGTATGATTATGTTGCCAATGCCCTCACAGTTGGCGGCAACATTTCTACCAACAATGGTGGCAGTTTGAACGTGACTGGATTGATCAGTGCAAGTGGAAATATTACTAGTATTGCCAACATAGCCGGCGGCAATATCAGTTCAAGCGGACAAATTGTTGCAACTGCCAATGTCACAGGCGGAAATATTCTTACTGCTGCTTTGGTGCAAGGAGCCACAGTCAGTGCAACCGGCAACGTGATTGGTGGGAATGTCAGTACAGGTGGGTTGATAACAGCTACAGGCAATGTTGCAGGTGGCAATGTTAATACCGGTGGATTAGTTAGCGCTACTGGCAATATTGCAGGTGGTAATGTTACAACTGCTGGTGCAATCTCAGCCACTGGCAATATCACAGGCGGTAATGTTACAACTGGTGGAATTGCACAAGCACTGACAATAAGTGCAACAGGCAATGTAAATGGCGGCAATGTCAACACTGGTGGCCTAGTAAGTGCCACCGGCAATATTGCAGGCGGTAATGTCACAACTGGCGGATTGATCACAGCTATTGGCAATATTGCAGGCGGTAATGTCAGCACTGGCGGATTAATCACAGCTACTGGCAACATCATTGGTGGCAATGTTACAACTGGTGGATTGATCACAGCTACCGGCAATATAACAGGTGGCAATATTACCACTAGCGGAATTGCACAAGCATTGACAATAAGTGCAACAGGCAATGTTGTTGGTGGCAATGTTAACACAGCAGGGTTGAGTTTGTCAGGCAACGTGTTGAGTGTGTTGAATTCTACTTCAAACATCAATACCACGGGCAACATCACTGCCAATAATATAACAGGTACAACTAGCATAAGTATTAACGGACAAGCATTGGCTTCAGTCAATGACGCAACTGCCCTGGCAATAGCATTAGGATAAACAAATGGCAAATACATTCACAAGAAAACTCAGCAGAGGAATTGGAGTCACAGCAGACTCTATAGGCAGCTACACCGTAGCAGCCAATACTACTGTTGTGATTGTTGGACTCACAGTAACCAACACATCTGGTAGTGCAATAACTGCCAACGTGTTTATCAATGACGGTGCAGCTAACACTTCAGTTGTGACCAACGCACCCATCAGTTCGGGTGCAAGTTTGGTGCCAATTGGCGGCGATCAAAAAATAATACTAATAACAGGTGATAGACTCTACGTTCAGAGCAGCACAGCTTCTAGTATTGATGCTATCTTGAGCATAATGGAAATCACCTAATGAGTTATCTTGGCATTAACCCTAACACACCGTTACTGAACACAAGTACGCAGTTTTTTAGCGGCAATGGTGCAGTAACGCAATATACCCTGGGTCGTGCCGTGGCATCAGCCAGTGACCTAGATGTCTTTGTTGGTGCAAATGCACAAGTACCAGGTGTGGACTATGTTGCTGGCAATACCACTATTATTTTTACAGTGGCACCAGGAGTGGGCAGTGACAACGTTGCAATCACCTATCGTGGCGGCGCCCTAAACACACTTGACCTAACAGCCACAGTGTTCAATGCAGGATCAGTTGGCAATCCCAGTGTGTATAGTCTAGCAGCAAACAACACTGGTGTATACTGGCCCAATGCACAAACCATGGCAGTGACAGTGAGCGGGGCCAACCGTGCCTTGTTCAATGCCACAGCAAATTCAACCAATTCTACCACGGGTGCTATTACCACTGTGGGCGGCATTGGTGTGGGCGGAAACATCAACACCGGCGGCAAAATTAACATTGGCAGTTCCACCGAGAGCTCAAATATTGCCACAGGCGCTCTTACAGTAGCAGGCGGCGCTGGTATTGTTGGTAACTTGAACATTGGTGGTGACATCACATGTGTGGGTGACTTCACTGTCAACGGAACTTTTACCACAACAGGCACAGACAGTCTAGAAGTAAACGATCCGTTTATTTTTCTAGCCAATGCCAACCCTGGTGACACCTATGACTCAGGTGTGATTACTCAGTACTTTGATGGTGCCAACACCAGATATTCAGGCTACTTTAGAGACGTGACTGATGGCAAGTACAAGCTGTTTGGCAACTTGCTGACAGAACCAACCACCACAGTGGACACAGGCAACATTAGTTTTGCCTACAATGATTTGATATTGGCCAACCTAAGCGCAACAGGCAATGTCACAGGCACATATATTCTGGGCAACGGATCTTTGTTGTCAGGAATTTCTACCGATCAAACTCAGATTTTCAATGGCAACAGCAAGGTAAGTTTTGCCGGCATCAACGGCAACGTCATAGCCAATGTAAACAACGTTACTATTGCAGTGATTTCAAGCACAGGCGTTGCAGTTACCGGAGATGTATCTGGAACAACTGTTAGTGCCAGCGGCAACATCACCGGCGGCAATTTGATCAGCAATGGATCATTGACCACAGTTGGCAACATCAACAGCACTGCTGGTAATCTCAGCATGGGCAATTTGATCACTGCTGGTGTTGTCACTGCTGTGGGCACAGTGACTGGTGGCAATTTGGCCACAGGAGGAACTGCAAGTGCAGGTGGCAATATAACTGGTGCCAACATTGTTACTGGTGGACTAGTTACTGCAACTGGTAATATCACTGGTGGCAACATCAGAACAGCAGGCATTGTAAGCGCAGCTGGTAACATCACAGGTAATTTCTTTCTGGGCAACGGCAGCCAGCTGACTGGCATCGATGCTACCAGCATTCAGAGTGGCACAAGCAATGTTCGTGTGGTCAGTTCTGGTGGTAATGTTGCTGTGAGTGTAGGCGGTGTTGCCAACATAGCAGTATTTGACACCACAGGAGAATTTGTAACTGGATTGATCAGTGCCACTGGCAACGTCACTGGTGGCAATATCATCACTTCTGCACTTATACAAGGTGCCACACTAAGCGCCACCGGCACAGTGACTTTTAGCACCACAACAGGTACACTCAGTCTTGGAACCAGTCAAACAACAGGAACAACCACAATTGGTGGCACAACACAAACTGGATTTATACAAGTAGGCCGGTCAACGCTGAATCAAGGTATTTTTATTGGCAACGGTGTCACAGCATCTGCCAACACAAAAACACTCAGCCTTGGCGAAAACGGTGGTGCTGGTTCTACAACAACTATTGGGATTGGTGCAGCACTGGGCGCAGGATCGGCTACTTTTAACGCTGCAACCCCTGTGACAATTGCCAACACTGGCGGCAGTGCGCTGAGTGTTGCAGGCAATATCACTGGTGCTAATATCAGCACTTCGGGTGCAAGTGGCAATATCACTGGTGCCAATGTTGTATCAGCTACCACATTTACTGGTACCACAGTAAGTGCAACAGGCAACGTCACAGGCGGTAATATCGTCACTGCTGGAACAGTGATTGCTGCGGCAGGAACCATATCAGCGTCAGGCACAATCACTGGTGGAAATATTGACACCAACGGTACCATTACTGCAGGCTCTACTGTCAGTGCCACAGGCAACATCACAGGCGGAAACATCAACACAGCTGGACTGGTCAGTGCAACAGGCAACATTAGAAACGGTATTGCCAACGTGCTGACTGGAAATGCCATTGTTACTACACTGGTGCAAGCTGCAACAGTCAGTGCCACAGGCAACGTTAATGCCACTGGCAATATCAGCGGTGGCAACATTGCAATCACCGGCAATGCATCAGCAGCCACAGCCTCAGCAGACGCTAATACCACACAGTTGGCAACCACAGCATATGTAATTGGACAAGCCAGCTCAACTACTCCAACAGCAATTGGCACAGGAGCAGTGGGTACCAGCGTAAAATATGCTAGAGCAGATCACACTCACACAGGTGTAACCAGTGTGAATGGATCATCAGGTGCTGTCACTGGCATTGCTACCACAGCTGGTAACCTAGCACAATTTGCTGCCACCACAAGTTCACAACTAGCTGGCGTTATTTCAGACGAAACCGGCACAGGTAACCTGGTATTTGCCAATACTCCAACTCTGGTCACTCCTGTAATTGGTGCAGCAACAGGCACAAGTTTGAGCGTCAGCGGCAACGTGACCACCGCTGGTATTGCCCTGGGCACTGGCAATCTTGTGGGCGGAAACATCACTGGCACACATTTTGGTTCAGGTGCAGGACTAAGCTCATTAACTGGTGCTAACGTCACGGGCACTGTGGCTTCAGCTACCACAGCCGGTACAGTGACCACAGCAGCACAAGGCAACATCACCAGTGTAGGAACACTGACTAGCTTATCGGTCACCGGCTCCGTAACTAGCTCAAGTGGCACCGGTCTTGTGCTTAATGCTACCAACGCAGGTATGGAAATAGGCAACCCCTCGGTAGCACAGACCCCATACATTGATTTTCACTCTAGTGGTAATGCTACCGCTGACTATGATTTCAGGATCCAAGCCAGTGGAGGTAGCGCAGGGGGAACAGGCACATTGAGTCTCATTGGTGCAAGTTTAATTACTCCGGGAACCTTCACAGTGAATTCGGGCGCAGCAGCTACCGCTATTATCAATGGCGGCACAACTGGTACTGGTAATATTGGTGCCACTGGTGCAACATTTAATACAGTATTTGCCAAAGCAACCACTGCTCAATACGCTGACTTGGCAGAAAATTACTCAGCTGATGCTGACTACGATCCGGGCACTGTGTTGAGTTTTGGTGGCACACACGAAGTCACCTTGTCAACTGAGTCAGCGGATTCAAGAGTGGCGGGCATAGTATCTACTCATCCTGCACACTTGATGAACAGCACCCTCGAAGCTGAACATGTGGCTGCCTTGGCCTTGACAGGTCGAGTGCCTGCACTGGTTGTGGGCACTGTGCGCAAGGGTGATATGATGGTATCAGCAGGCAACGGTCATGCACAGGCCTGTGCTACACCTGCCATGGGCACAGTGATTGGCAAGGCAGTTGAAGATTTCAACGGCGCTGCCGGCATAATTGAAATTGTTGTAGGAAGAATGTAATGGCATATTTAGGTAATACACCGCAAACGGGACAATACCGTAAAATGGATTCGTTGACTTTCAACGGGTCTACCAGCACGTTCAACATCACCGTGGACGGAGTAGCATTTACTCCTCCCACAGCGTATGCCATGATGATCAGTTTGAACAACGTGGTTCTGAATCCTGACATAGGTTTTAGTATTTCGGGTGCAACCATAAGTTTTGCATCGCCTCCGGCAGCACTGACACCGTTTTTTGGATTGATATTTGGCGACACCTTGTACACCGGCACACCAAGCGATGCCACAGTGATCGACAGCAAAATCGCAGTGGGCACCATCAGTTACGATAAATTCAGTAACAACACACAAGCGACACTGACAGCTAATCAAATCATATTTGGAGTTTAATAAAAATGGCACGACAAAGAATTTACGAATACGTCTTCGCACCTGGTACTTCAGGTTTGGGCACTATCAAGGTCCCTGGACGTTATAATCTAGCTGACTTTTTGGCCATTTACAATACCACAGATCAGATCAGCATCTACAATTTTGGTAGCCAAACACAAGGTGGCACAGTGGCCTGGTCCGGGCAAGGTGGCACAGTGGACTTTCCTTATGCCTATGCTGGTGTGACCACCTTGAGCCTGGAGTTTGACACCAGTTTGATGAGCAGCAGTGACAAGCTCAGTGTGTATGTTGAAAGTCAAGATATCGAAACTCGCCCTTGGTCATTTGGCATGGATGCCATTGGTCGCTCACGAGTATCAAATCCCGAAGCACTGATTGACGCTGACTTTGAATACGGTTTGCAAAATACCAAATGGCAAAACGTTGCTGTGACCAACAATATTCCCAATTTTTATGAAGACATTGGCCTGGACATACTGTACAACACGGATGGATATGTGAGTTTGATTTCGGGCGATGACGTTATTACCAGCAACGTAGACACATCAGTTCGATTGAGCAATCCAGGAACTCCCACCTGGCAAGCCAACAGTTATGGGTTGATAATAAGCCAAACACAAGGCAATACCGCAGCATTTAACACATCCTATGTCACTGCCAACATTGACAGCAGTGCAGAACGCACATTCTCTGTGAACAGTACCACTGGATTTGCTGCCAACGACAATGTGTTGATCATTGGACGTCCAACCAGCGTGACCACAACTACTGCTGTGGCAATCACTAGCACAGCCACTACCACAGTGGTTCTTACTAGTGCAGCAGGCATTGTGGATGGTTCATACATAATTGTTGAAACAGACACTGCTGGAGTTTATGAAACCATGGCAGTGACCAACGTGGCTGTCAACACACTAACAGTCACTCGTCAGACCAACAACACCAACGGTGCCGGTGCCAATATTGCCAGTGGTAATGATGTGCATATAGTCAGTTCGTTGGAAATGGCTCGAGTGTTTGAAGTCACTGACGGCACTACATTACAATTGACTCGCGGTTGGTACAACACAACACCTGCAAACACATTTGAAATTGGCACAGTGATTCAAAAGATGTCTGGCAACGTGGAACTGGTTAACATGACCGCTGTTGACACAGCAGTAAACGGTGTTCAAACTATCACACGCGGACAGTTCAACACCACTGCACTGTCAGTGGCTGGTGCTGGATCTCCTGTGATTCGTATGACTGGTGTGTTTTATTCCAGTGGGTCAAACGCACTACCTGAAGTCACAGTAAATGCTGAATCATCAGGTGTCGTTGCTGGAGATTATGTAACTGCTCTCAACACACAAAACTCCAACACCGAAGGTGTTAATTTTGTAAGTCAAGCCAACACTGACAATTTTAGTTACTATCCTCGTCGTGGACCAAGTCTTGCCGCTGGATATCCACTCAATCAGACTGATACCAGTATTCGTCAAGCATTTGCATACACCGGTGCTGACCTTGACATTGCGTCCATTACCAGTGACGGCGGCAATCCCAGCACCATCACAGTGACCACAACATATGCCCACGGTCTAGTGCCTGGCACACCTATACTGGTAAATCTAAGTTCAGGTAGCAACCAGTCCTATGCCGAAGGCAGCTTTTTTCTAATCAGTGTGCCCAGCACAACAACATTTACCTACACTGCCAAAACAGGTGCAGCAGTCAGCGGTTCCTTGGCAGGTGTAATCAATGTGCGTTCAAACGCAACGTTCTTGCCAAGACCGTTTGACGGTGGTGTTATCATGAGTTCTGGTTCGCCCACACGTGGTGCAGCCGCGGTGCGTCAGACCAAGAAATACTTTCGTTACCAATCTGGTAAAGGTATTTTGTTTTCATCAGGCACCATGCTCAAACCAACGTTTGACATATTTGCATTGTCCGCTGACGGAACTGTGGCCAACAGTAATATTACTGTGACAACAGACCTTGAGCACGGTCTTAATGCAGGAGCCACAGTGACCATCTCAGGAGTGACCACTAGTGGCTACGACAGCACTGGATACATTGTTACCAGTATTACCAGTGACCTTAGTTTTGTGGTACAAGCACAAGGCACCCTGGGTAGTGCTACTCCTGAACTGGGAATTCAGCCACGCTTGAACATAACTGGCTGGCACGGAAGTGCAATTCGTGCTGGTATTTTTGATGATCAAAACGGTTTGTTCTGGGAAGCTGATGGTATCAGTCTCAATGTTGTGCAACGCAGCAGCACATTCCAACTGGCTGGCCTGGTCAGTGTGGGAGCAGGTTCCAATCTTGTGACCGGTGATGGCACCTGTAGATTTCAGGATCAGTTGAACAACGGCGACGTGGTAGTGATCAAAGGCATGACTCACACTGTGACATCAGTGCTGAATCAGAATCGTATGACTGTGGTTCCTCCGTTCCGTGGCGTAAACAATCAGACCCGTGTAAAAATAAATTTGCGAAACGAACAACGTATTCGTCAAGCCAATTTCAACATTGACCCACTGGATGGCACTGGAGCCAGCGGCTACACCATTGACACAAGCAAAATGCAGATGTTGATGGTTGAATACAGCTGGTACGGTGCTGGTTATGTTCAGTTTGGTGTTCGTGGACAAAATGGCGATTTCATAATGGGACACCGTATTCCCAACAACAACCGCAACAATGAAGCATACATGCGTTCGGGTAACTTGCCTGCACGATATGAAGCCATCAACGAAACTCCAGTGTCAAGCCTTGATGGTGCCATTGACGCTTCAGTTACCACAATTACCTTGCGTGACGCCACAGACTATCCTCCTGCCAGTGTAACTTATCCTGTGTTTGTGATGATTGATTCTGAAGTTATCAAATATTCAGGCAAAGCAGGCAACAATCTAACAGGATGCACTCGAGCAGCAACATTTGTTCAGTGGGTGGAAGGTCAGAGTCGCAGCTTTACATCCAGCGCTGCTGCCAGCCACGCTGACAATACTGGTGTGATATTGATATCCAACACTTGTACCCCAGTGGTCAACCACTGGGGTAGTTCAGTGATCATGGACGGTAGTTTTGACAACGACCAAGGCTATCAGTTTACATTCAACCGAAGCAACTACGGTTTGCCTGCCACAGCTGGAAGCAAGCAAACTGTGTTTGCCATGCGACTTGCGCCCAGTGTGTCAAACAGTATTATTGGCGCCCTGGGCGATCGCGACCTGATCAACCGCGCTCAGTTGTCATTGAGCGAAATGGTGATCAACATCACAGCTGGTCGCTTCTTGATTGAAGGTATTTTGAATCCCAACAACATTGACAGTGCCAACACTTCTTGGTCTGGACTCAACAACTTGGCCGGTGGATTCCAACCTAGCTTTACAGAGTTTGCAACGTCACCGCGATACACCAGTGAAACCACTGGTGGCCTGACCAGTTCTGTATTTGGTTCAACCGGCGGTTTCACCAAGAGTGGCGTTAAAGTTGTGTCCAGCAGCTCGAAAACATTTGCAAACCTGACACCAGTTGTTGTTTCAAGTTCGGGTTCGGGTGCCAACCTAACTGTGCAACTTACCAGCACCGGCGCAACTTATACCAATACCACTGTGCAAATCACTGTGCAGGCCGCTGGTACAGGGTATGCAGTTGGGGATACCTTAAAGATTCTTGGCAATGCCCTGGGCGGCACAACTACAACCAACGACCTGGCACTGACAGTGGCTGCTGTTACCAACGAATTGGCCGGAGGCGAACGACTGTTTGCTATTCCAATTTCAACCACAAACTCTGGTTTGTTGGACCTGAGCTCAGTCAAACAAATTGGCACCAGTGCAGTTCCAGGAACAGGAACATACCCCAACGGTCCCGAAGTGTTGGCAATTCAGATCACTGCATTACAAACAGCTAACGCAACTGGAGAAATTCAAATCCAGTTCCAGGAAAGCCAGGCCTAACGAGCTGCAAAATCCTGTTCAAGCAACAGGATTTTGCTTTGTACTGCTTCAATATTCACAGTGTTCCACAGTCCAGGATGCATGGGGCGTGGCCATGTGCCAGCATCTATCCAGGCCCAGCCCAGGTGTTCATGATTGAGTACAGGCGTAAACTCATTGGCTACCACACAAACCCAGGTGTGATATTCAAATGCACTGTCAGCACTAGTGAACTTTTCCAACGGCACAAGTTTTTCGTAGGTGGGAAAACTGCCAAGTTCTTCAATGCACTCACGCTCCATGCCACCCAAGAGTGTTTCGCCAGTTTCTATTTTGCCACCGGGCAAGCCCCAGGCACCAGGATTTTTGTTGTCATTGCGAATCAAATACAAGTAACGACCTGTACTTTTTGATCTAAACCAAACTCCCACTGCTTTCAAAGAACAATGCTCCATTCGCCGCCAGGATAGATACCCTGGTAGCTTTTGATCCACATTTCGCCAGTCCAGTAGTACTGAAGACCTGTGGTCAGGTTTGTAACATACTGCCCAGCTGGCATGGTATTGGCGTTGAATGCCACTTGCCAGTAGTTGCCAGAATATTCAATGATGTCATTGGCTTCTGCTATTAGTGGTCGTCCATTGGCACCAACCCAGGCAGTGGCATTGTATTGATTGTCTGCGCTGCCAGTTGGTTCAGTCAGGAGATATCGTTGTCCTTCCAGAGCACTGTCAAGTCCGTCTAGCGGAGCACTGGTTTGTGGGTTGATCACCGCGTCAATTGCTGCTAGAGTATTTTGAGGCACGGTATCAGGATCTGCATCAAACAACATAAAACGTTCATCGTTGGGGTCTAGAGCAATTGTGCCAATTACTTCAGTGCCGTCGGGCTGTTCCAGTCTGATTTGACTGATACCAGGACGCAACACACCATACACACTGACCACTGCTGGCCATTGCAAGTTGCTGGTAGACACTAGGTCAGGTGGCACAAGGCTGCTGTTGGACTGATCCACAATGGCACGTTCTTGCAAGCATTGCAGTTTATTACCAATCAGCACAACTTTGTAGTTGTAGGGTGTGACCTTGACTCTGGTGCCCAACAACAAATCATTGTTGGTCACAGCATCCTGTAGGTCTCCTTGTGCATCATACATGCTGGCAATCACACGCTCGACCACACCCAATTTCTTGACCTTGGCAGGTGAACTGATCCAAATTGGAAGACTGAATTTGAGAGTGGCAATGTCAATTGGATTTTCTGTGCCCATGGGTATTGTTCTTGAGGTCCATTGTACTGAGTCTAATTCTACTATACTCAGGCTGGTCCAGTCAATGTAGTTGTCAGTGGATTGCACTTCCAGGCTAGGGTTGAACAAGGTAAGCATTTGTTCCAGCAACTGCATTTTTTGATTGGTGTTGCTGGTCCAGATGTCCAAGGTGATACCCAGCTTGTAGGGCACAGGCATCAATCTCTCAATTGTGAATGCATTACCTTGTGTGGTTTCGTAGGTTTCTGTGTCCTGATCGTAGGTGCGTTGACGAACATTGACCTTGCTCACAAAGTAAGGTTCTTGCATTCTTGGTCGATCATAGTCCAGACTAGACACATAAAATGTCATCAGCGGTGTGCTGGGCATGCTGCTGGCAGAATTTTCCTGAATGATTGTTTGTGCATTACGGCTAGCGTCACCATATCGAACAGGCACACGCAAAAGAGCTGCTTGATCAGAATTGGCTTCACGTCCGTATTCAATTTGGAAGTTTGAAACTATCCTGGTAAACTGTAGCAGGAAACGACGAATTTGTTCGTCATAAAAGAATTGTTGTGCCATAATGATTAACCGCCGTTGTCGGCTCTGGGTTTGAGCAGTTCACTGAGACTCTGACGACTTGGCATAGGCCCACGATCAGTAGTGTTAACTGTAGCTGTGTTGTTCACAAAGCTGGAACGCAATGTTTTGTTGTCTGGTCCGTTGTTGAGGTCAGTGCGTACACTGTCATCAATTTTGACCCAGCGGATGCCGTCATATCTAAACAAGCGATTGGGCTTGTAGTCCAATCTCAATACATATGCCCCGGCTACGGGATTGGGAGGGAATGCCACACCTGGAGTAACAGGTAATCCATTGGGTGCAATGTCATCGCTGCCTGTTAGGTAGCCCAGGGTGTAGCCTTCGGCTCGTGGGCTAGTGGCTTGACCGCCTTGTGTGCCGT